CACTCAAGTACATACTACAGACCCTATAATGGTGGTAGGGTTGTCAAGTGGATTGACTCAAGTGGAAATATTAAGACTTCAGTAACTATGATGCCTCCGAATGCTAAAAGTTGGAATGATGCAGATATTTCCGCAAAAGCAAATGCGTCAGTAGCTAATGATACTTACTTACCAACTTTTGAAGCATATACAACTTCTATTGGTGAAGATTTATTGGATGAGGTTGCCAAAACTTTTAATTTCAGAGAGTTTGGGAATGGTTCTGCTAATGGCGGGACAGGTGCTAGTAGTTATGCAGATTTTAGTATGGTTACCACAACTTCTGACGGGCTTGCTTATGCAATGGATGATGGGCTAACTGGACTAAGCACTGCAACAGGGTATTGTGACACTTCTGGTTGGCATTTTACTGATTTGTCACTATACGATACAAATGGAACTGCTTATTTAACATTTATTGGTACAGGCATATCGTTAAACGATCAGACAGCAGATGGCACTTGGAAATTTGGAACGATTGCTCAAAATCTTCCATATGGTACTCATATTGTAACATTAGTAAGGGATGGTTCAACTAATGGGGATCATTCTGTAGATGGAGTTGCTTGTGCAACAGATTTTCTGCCGTTGAGTTATGGTGCATTTTCTGATGTTACCTTCCACCAACCTAAGATGCCTCCTATACCGGAGTCTGCTTGTATAGTATCGGACTATATGCTGATGGCAGATTTTGTTAGTATTCCAAATAATACAGCAATAGATCAAACTAAAATATCAAAAGGAGTTAGGAGAATTAGTGGTTCAAGAGATGTACATTATAATGGCTCTGCATTTGTTTATACTTCTGCTCCTCATTTAGCAACTGAAACTAATGCTCATGGGTTTAGAATTTATTCTGATTCAAATAATAAATCAGTTACACTACCTTATTTTGGCAATAGTGTAGTTTGTAATGCTGGAGTTTCTACTAATAGATCAACAGCAAACCAATTTAAAATTAATGGGACATTGGTTACTACATCATCTTCTGGTACGAATCATAGTGGCACTCAAGTTCTAAGTTCATGGACAACTGGAGCAGGTAGTTTTGCAACAGATAATGATGGATCGTTTACAATGGATCATGCTTCTACTGACCAAAACGGATTTGCAAGTGTTTCTGGCATTATTACTGGTCTAAATACAGTAAATATTAGCGATACCACTACTGATTATTTAATGTTTAACGGGTTCGATATAGCAACACCAATCAGAACCAGTTATTCCTATCAATTTTTTGAAGGCCAATTTACAAAGGATCTAATTGGAGGCGACAGGAATATGGAACAGACTAACCTTGTAGTTTCTCCTTCTGGTAAAACATGGGATGAAGTCACAAGAGATACGAGTTATCTTGGAAATATGCGTTTCTTATCGAACCAAAGTACCGCAATTAACTCAACAACTCAAGAATCAATAGGAGATGAATTTAGAGGGAGACTTGATAACGTACATTTAATGAGTAAAGATTTCGCTATAGCATATGATGAAGCTGTTTGTTTAAAAGATGGAGAATATGAAATTCAAATGTCAACTCATATGGATGCTGGTGGAGGTGGGGCACATTATAATAAATTAAGACATAATGGTAATACTGTAAGAGAATCTTATTATGAAAATTCTGGTAATGGTTTTGTTACTGCTTTCATGTGTATTGCTCTAAAAAGAGGTGATACAGTAGGTCGTAGAGGCTCAGTATCAACTAATTCAACTAGTACATATCAAATTAAAAGGGTAGGATAATGCATGTAGCACATAAATCAAATATATTGCTTAATATAGCAGACACAGAATGGAATTGTAGAAGAAAGTCTAAAGGTATGACCAAACCCGAATATTGGGCTTGGATAGAAACTATAACTTCTGGTGATCCTCCAAAGGTAACTTATCCTTCTGAGGATTTCACAATTATAAAAATTCAAGATGAGAATGTTTCTATGAGATTGTCTGAGCTGGATTCTTATGTTGGTGATGGAGTTTATAATATTAAAGTCTATGCTACCAAAAGAAATGCAGAAGAGATTCTTGATCCAGATGGTAAAAGTTTTTCTCCAAAACAATATGCAAATTCTCATTTAGTTGGTGATGATACTGCTAAAAATAAAAGGATTTTAGATGATAAGTGGGAGAATATTAGACGATATAGAAATGAAGATTTAGCTTCTTCAGATTGGACAATTCTGGATGATAGTCCTTTGGAAAATGCTAAGAAAATTGAGTGGCAAAACTATCGTCAGAAACTAAGGGATGTCCCTAAAGATAATGACGATCCAGATAATATTGATTGGCCTGTAAAACCATGAAATATATTTTTCCATTAATTTTTTGTATATCATTATATACGCATACGTTAGCTGATAGTGTTGCTAAAGCTGAACCGCCTCACGTTGAGTATCATTATGTCCAAAAGCCACCACCTCCACCTCCAAAAAGTAATTTGGATCAGGCACTTGATGAAGGTATTCAAATTTTGTTGGATCAAGGTTTGGCAGGAGTAATAATCATTGTTCTTTTGGGCTGGACTTGGAAAGAATCAAAAGCTAATCGTTCTATTCAGAAAGAGAATTTTGAAAAATTTGTTGAAATTAGTCAGGAGTGTAGTTCGCACATGGCTTCAGTATCAGCGAGACTTGATAACATAGAACGTGAAATTGAGGCTCAAAAGCAAATCCAATTGATGAAAGGATGAGTTATGAAAGAAATATCATTATTATGGCGTTGGCGATTGCAATGGTGGTGGCATCTTGTTTGTCAACAAATGGCAAGAAACAAAAAATTGGCTATTGGGTGGACACAAGAAAAAGTAAAGTTGCAATCTGGCAATGTATAAATAAAGATTTTTTAAACATCGAATGTAAGGAGAAATGATGCCAATAGCGTTATTAGGTTCAGTAGTATCAGGAGTGGTGAAGACCATGTGCGTAAGTCTAATTTCAGAGAAGTTGCTTTTGATCGTTGTGCAGAAACTGCTTGCCAGATTGGTAGCCAGCTCGAAAAATACCTTAGACGATGATTTATATGCAGCGTTCTGTAAACAGCTTGAAGCAGATCAAGCTAAAAGTAAATAGTACCAAAAAGGTTCTATTTTACTTTCTCGTAGAAAATTTGGAAAGATTCTAATTGGAGGAATAATTATGTGGAGTTTTAAGAACCCTATAAAAAGTTTTACATTCGATGAAATGGCTTGTCGAAACTGTCCACATTGCGGAGGACTTTCTGACATGGACGAAAACTTTATGATGAAGTTGCAACAGCTAAGAGATTTTTGCAACTTTTCTCTTCCTGTCAATTCAGGTTTTCGCTGTGAGCGAAAAAATAAAGATTGTGGGGGATATTTAACTTCTGCCCATTTGACAGGCGAAGCAGCCGATCTGAGGGTGGATAGGGAGAAGGCAAGGATAGTAATTCAGGCAGCAATTGATATGGGGTTCTCAGTCGGAATTGACCAGAAAGGGACTTCCAGATTTGTTCACGTTGATTCTAAAATTCGTTCTTCTGGCCCTGCTCTATGGTCATACGCTTGATATGGAAATTATTCTTGAACTTGAAAATAGCGATCTTGTTATTGAGTTTGAACCTGATTTCGTGCGTGAAAACTTCTCAGACAGAACAGACGTTCTCTGGAAATTTCACAACGGCACACATTCGGGAGTATTGGCAGATATGTTCGATTGCTTACAGGAGGATACAGACACCAGAACAAATTTATTACCCACTCTGCGATTGTGCCGTTGACACGATGAGACAAAAATTTGATAACAGTACAAAAGTTGAAACTATGAAAAAAGCGCAGTCAGATGAACTAGCAACATTAATTAGACTTAATTGTAACGAATACAGGATTAGTGGCAGAAGAACTAAATAAGTTAGAAGAAATTGAAAGGCAGATCGCTGCTGCAAAAAGGCAGAAACTGGCTCTTGAATGTAAGGATGATTTTCTCAAGTTTGTTAAATTTACAATGCCGAAAGTGAATGCGCCAAACGATATTGAACAGTCAATATTTGAAGATGCAAGGCATCATAGAGTAATTGCAAAAGCATTAGAACAGGTAGCAAAGGGGAAGATCAAAAGACTGATAGTAACTTTGCCTCCAAGACATGGGAAGTCTGAGATGATAAGCAGACGATTTATTCCGTGGATAATGGGAAAAGACCCATATAAAAGTTTAATTTTCGCAACGTACAATGAAGATTTTGCACAAGACTTTGGAGCAGACTGCCGATCAATTTTGGAGTCTCCCCAATATAAACAAGTTTTCCCCGGCTTCACTTTCCGCCAAGGTGGTGCTTCAAAGAGTAGGATACAAACTGATAATGGCGGGATGTCAGTTTTTGTTGGCCGTGGGGGAAGTATTACGGGCAGGGGCGGCGATGTTTTACTTGTTGACGATCCTATTAAAGATTCCGTGGAGGCTTCTTCTCCAACGCTTAGAGAAAATTTATGGTCTTGGTTCACACAAGTATTTATGACACGACTAATGACTGAGAAATCAAAGGTTGTAATTGTTACTACACGCTGGCATGAAGATGATTTAGTTGGCAGATTAACTGATCCTTCCAATCCGCATTTTACTCAAGAAGAGTGTAGCAAATGGAAGATCATCAATTTGCCAGCGTTTGCTGGAGACAATGATCCATTAAAACGAACCGAAGGTGAAGTTTTATGGCCTGAAAGATTTAACAAAGAATTCTTAGAGGCACAAAGAAATTTAGACCCAAGGGGGTTTTCTGCATTATACCAGCAGAAACCCTCCCCGGAAGATGGGGATTTATTTCAGAGGGAAAACATACAGTATTATGAGAAAAAAGATTTACCAAAGAACTTAAAAATTTATGCTGCTTCTGATCACGCTGTTGGTATTGATAAGTCAAGACACGATCTAACTTGTTTGTTAATTGTTGGAGTAGATGAAGAAGATGATATTTATTTATTAGACTGTTGGTGGGCAAGGCAACCCACAGATATGGTAGTTAAGGCAATGTTAGGTTTTATGAAAAAATGGCAGCCATTAATCTGGTGGGCAGAAAAAGGGCATATTACGAAGTCAATTGCACCTTTTCTCAGGAAAAGAATGTTTGAAACTGCTACACATTGTAGGATTGAAGAGGTTACACCAGTAGCAAATAAAGTACAGCGAAGCCAGAGTATGATTGGGCGTATGGCAATGAAGAAAGTCTTCTTTCCTAAAACAAGTGCATGGGGCGGTAAGGCAGTAGATGAGTTGTTAAAGTTTCCTAATTCCCGGCATGACGATTTTGTAGATACTTTAAGTTGGATTGGAATGGGATTGGGTGAGTTAAGATCACCTAATGGGACAAGACAAAGGAATAACTTCCCTCAAGTTGGAACAATGGCTTGGATAAAATGGGATGCAAAACTAAGACAAAAGGAATTAACCCTTTCACAAACATCAGGTTGGTAGTAAATGGAATTAGAAATTGAACAGGTAACAGTACAGGCTGTTGAAGTCGAAGAAGAAGAAAAAGAAGTCCCTGAAAGACGGAAGGCTTTAGTTTCTCAGCTTATTGGTAAAGTCAAATCTGCAAAGCAATATCACAAAAAAGCATTTGACCAGATGAAAGAAGACATGGAAGCTGTCTTTAAAGGGTATTCAGATAAAGGTTGGAACAAAGAAAATTATATTGCAAATATTTTGCATAGACACGTTCACCAAAGAACTGCTGCGCTTTACGCAAAAAACCCAAAACCTGTTGCTTCCCGAAGAAAAAGATTAGATTACAAATTCTGGGATGGTGATGAAGATACGTTAGCTGAAGCATATAAGGCAACCCAAATGGCAGCTATGAATCAGATGCCACCAAACCCACAGGATGCTCAAATCATACAGGATTATGAGTCGGTTCAACAAAGTAGAAAAATGCTTGACAAAGTTGCAGAAAGTCTGGAGTTACTTTTTTCATATTACATGGATGAACAACAACCAACTTTCAAAAGCCAGATGAAAGCATTAGTACGAAGGGTTATTACAACTTCAGTCGGGTTTGTAAAAGTCGGGTATCAGCGTGAAGTTGATAGATTACCAGAAGTCTCTGCAAAAATGTCTGATGTGCAAGCGCAAATTGACCATTTAAGAAGGTTGACTCAGGAAGCAAAAAAGGGGGATATTGCAGATGATGATGCACAAATGGAAGAGTTGCTTCTCAGCTTGGAATCACTTCAGAATGAGCCATTAGTGATAATTCAGGAAGGATTAGTATTTGATTTTCCAGAATGTGATTCAATAATTGTTGACCCAATGTGTAGACAATTGCGAGGTTTTGTTGGAGCAACTTGGATTGCACATGAATTATTTTTAAGTCCTGAAGAAGTTAAGGAAATTTATGATGTAGACATTGAACAAGATTATCTTGCATACGATATCAAAGGTAAGGAAATGTCCTCAAGATCAAATTACAAATATAGAACTGAGTATTTTGAGGGACAAAATGCAGATAACATGAGAGATGGTCTAGCTTTAGTCTGGGAAATTTACGACAAAAACTCTGGACTTAAATATGTAGTTTGTGACGGATATGAAAATTTCTTGGAAGAGCCAGATGCGCCACCTGTAAAGTTGGAAACTTTCTGGCCTTTCTTTTCCTTAACATTTAATGAAATTGAGCATAAGGATCATCTTTACCCTCCTAGTGATGTAAAACTTCTGCTTCCAATGCAACA